CCCTGAGGAGGGGCCGCAGCGCAGTGCACCACCTATCACACTACGAAAGTAGTGTGATGTCATTTCTACCACATCGAAGGAGCCTTCCTTGTTCATCGATCGCGGAGCCACAAAGAGTCGAACGATTCCTTGTGAGGCTCTCTATTGTGAGAGCGAATACACGACGCCCTTTTATGGGCATCCAGCTGGTGACCATGATTACAACTATGGTACCAACTGGTTCCTTTATAGGCCGCGTTTCCTCCGCACTATCGATGGGATTCAGATTACTGAATCGGACAGCAATCGATGGCCCCCTCCAAAAGAGGGAACCGTCGAGGACCTAGGTTCCGAGTTTTATTCTCGGAAAGTTGAGATACTTACTGGGAAACTCCCTGTAACTATTCTCAAGCTTGAACCCGTTCCGCCAAATACCCCACCGCTCTATGGCACTCGTCCGTTTCGTTTTAGGTTTAAAACGAATACGATGATTGCCAATGCGTTCGGTGATGGCGTGGTCCCTAATTGCAACATGGCGTCTGCATCCGCTCGAGTCGTTCCTGGTACTAACGACCTGTCGTCTACTCGACAACAGCTCGTTGTAAAAGGAGCTATCGCTGCGGCTGCTTGTGCCCCTAGCAATCAGATTGCTGCTGCTGCTTCCGCTATTGGGGAACTCTTGCAGGACGTCCCGAATATACCCGGGCTCGGTCTTGCAAGGAGCCGCCTCCAAGCTTTGGAGGTGCTCGCCAAATCATCCGACGAGTTTCTAAACGTCGTGTTTGGTGTTCTCCCAACTATCAGCGATGCCCAGTCCTTTGTAAAAGGAGTAAGCAAAGTTGAGGACCGCGTTGACCAGTTCATTAAAGATTCTGGTCGCAACGTCCGCCGGAAGTTCGCTTTTCCCAAGGAGAGATCGGAAAGTTCTGGTGAGTGGACAAATATTTTGTCCCCAGTTGGTACGTATGCAACAGGCTTTGCGCCTGAACCATACGGCAACTGGAATTTGAACACTCAGGCAGATCTCCGATTCCCGGTGTACGCAACAAGGTGGTCCAGAGTCGTTGAACGAGAAATCTGGTTCAGCGGCGCCTTTACTTATCACCTACCGGAGTGGTTTGATACCACTTCGAAGAATGATAGGAAGAGGCTAATGGCTGAGCTCCTTGGAGCAAAGCCAGATCTGAACACCTTGTGGCAGCTTACACCGTGGAGCTGGGCCGTAGATTGGTTTACTAACGCGAGCTCTTATGTTAAGAGCTTGAGCGCGTTGATCAACTACGGCACGGTTATGCGCTATGGGTATATCATGGAAAAAACTACCGTGACAGATACCTATAGCGCGGGGACCTTGCTGTACGCACCTAGTGCAGCAATCGGTGGCATACAACCTCCGTACCCCGCCGTACACCCTATCACTTTGCGGACAACCGTGAAGAAGCGTGTACGTGCTAACCCCTTCGGTTTTGGCCTAGACTGGAACGGACTATCGCCCGTTCAGCTGGCCATCACCGCGGCTCTTGGCATTACCAGAGTCGTGAGGTAGGTCTACTGCCCATCAACGCAAAAGGAGCACGTCAATGTTCACAGACCCTGTGAGCCTCACTCCTGGAGCGGCTTTCGACGCTGGCGCCGTCTCGTTGCCCCGTGTTTCTCAACAGGGCGCCGTTTCGGTGTACCAGGCCGGGCCACTTACAGTGAATGCTGGCTCACTTCTCCGGGTTACCGCCTCCCATCAGTACGGAAGACGGACTCGGAGGTCCCTTCGCTGTGATTACAGCGACAATGCGGGAGCTACTCTCATCTCCGGCACGACCTCACCTCGTAGCATGTCATGCTACGTTGTGTTCGACGTGCCGTCGGCGGGACAGTTCTCCGCAACGGACCAGCTGGCGCTCTTCAATGGTCTCAAGACCACTTGGAGTGCGTCAACGGATGCACTGATCAAGAAGTTGCTGGGCGGCGAAAGCTAGCCGGTAGCTTCTTCTTCACCCTCACATCCGTGGTCAGGGTGTGCGCATTGGCTAGGAACGTCCACCTCTATTAGGAGGGAACGTGAAAAGCCTAATGCTGCTCTGGAATGCCGTTGCCGCTGATATGGCAACGGGATGTCGCACTAGCGCCCACCGTGACGTGAAATACGTCAAGGATCGGCTGAAGCACGAGGGTGTCTCGTTTCTAACGATCACCCTTCCTACCTTCGCGAAAGACTTTGAACTTAGTCTTGAACGAGGGTATGTCGGCAACGACGTTTTTCTTTCTTATAAGAAAAACGGGAGTCTCCCTGCATTTCTGCAAGGTTTCTCTTGCCTTGTCTTCAACCGTAATGGTGGCGTCCTACTCACCGAACCCTCAATTCCAGCAATCCAAGCTATTCGGCAATTGACTTTGCTCTTTAGCAAGGTGCTGCTGGAGTGTAGTTCGAGTCGAGTGACTCGAGCTTTTAGAGAGTTCGTTGATTGTGAGTCGGAAGTCAAGCTTGCTGAAGGCACTCGAAACTATCATCCGTTTCGACGTATCTCCAGCTTGCTATTTAGCACTATGTTCTCTGAGATGGACGAACATGTCTATCGGGGAGAACTAGCGCCTAAGCACGGTCCAGGTGCCACTGCTGATTCCCTGGTTGGGAATCAAAAGTACCACCAATTAGAATGGACGTGCCGCCTCGAGACCTATTTTCCCTTTTTGGAAATGGTCTTACCTAACCTCTCTTACTGGGAGGTTCTGGACGAGGTTGACTTCCGCGAACCCGAGATGGAGATCCCCGTTAAGGTGATCCCCGTCCCTAAAACGATGAAAACTCCTCGGATTATTGCGGTGGAGCCTACTGCAATGCAATATTGCCAGCAGGCTCTTCTCCGTCTTTTCCAAGAAGCTCTTGATAAATCTATCATTAAGAGCTTTATCGGTCTCAAAGACCAGGCGCCTAACCAGCGCATGGCTAAGAGGGGATCCAGCGATGGCTCCCTTGCGACACTTGATCTAAGTGAAGCTTCCGATAGAGTTTCATCCGAGACCGTCTCTGCCCTACTTTCGCAATATAAGCATCTACATGATGCTTCATTTGCTTGTAGGAGCACACGTGCTCGGCTGCCTGGAGGGGAAGTATTAACCCTCTCCAAGTTTGCGTCTATGGGTTCGGCCCTGACCTTTCCCTACGAGGCCGCAGTTTTTCTTACTGCGATTTTCGTCGGGATCGAGCGGGACCTAGGACGACGCTTAGTCCCAGGTGACATAAAACGTTACCTTGGACGGGTGCGTGTCTATGGGGATGATATCATTATCCCCGTAGAACATGTGCATTCCGTGATTGCTTCCCTTGAGTACTTTGGTCTCAAGGTCAACTCCAACAAGTCTTTCTGGAAAGGTAAATTCAGAGAGTCTTGTGGGAAGGAGTACTATGACGAAAGGGACGTTTCACTTGTCCGCTGCCGTCGTAGTCTTCCCTCATCACGGAAGGACGTTCAGGAGATCATTGCAACTGTCGCATTCAGAAACCAGTGTTTTCTGGCTGGTCTTGAATCTACGGTCGCTTTCCTTGATGATCGAATGCTCAAACTTCTCGAGCATTTTCCGACCGTCAATGAAACATCTCCTGTATTGGGCAGGTTGTCTTGGAGTCACCATTACGGTAACTCTAAGATGAAGAACTCCATCTCTATGGTTAAGGGATGGATGATCCGGCCCGTTATCCCAAAGAATGAGATATCGGACTGGCCTGCTCTTCGTAAGTGCCTTTCTTCACTCGAAGAGAGGCCGATGGACCTTATGTATGGTCCGTCGGGTTTGGTGTTGTCTTCGCCAGATCACCTACGTCGTTCTGGACGCCCCCGAGTCGTCGACATCAAACTCGGGTGGGGCCCTATAGGTTTCTGACCTATTGGACGTGGGACCGTTGAGGTCCGCGTGGGGAATAACCTAGGAG